TATTAAATTTGATCAAAAAAAATATCCTGTCCTTGAACAGCACATGACAAACAGACGGATTGGTTTCTCTGCTAAACCGATTGTTAATGGGGGCATAACTTTAAATCCTGAAACTACAAAGTTTTTGGATAATGAGTATGCTCAGGAATTTATAAGGGACTCTTTAAAGGGCTTTCCTTTTCAGGCAAGTATTTACGCAATCCCAACAGTCCTTGAAAGAGTTGAAAACGGGGCTACAGTTGAAGTCAATGGATATAAATTTAAAGGCCCCGGTATAATTTGGCGAAAGAGTCTTTACCAGGAAGCGTCAGTTTGTGTTTTTGGTTGGGATAAAAAAACAGAAGCCGCTGCTTTCTCTAAAGAGGAGGTGGAGGTTAATGTTCAATATATCAATAATGAAGGAGGTGATGCGGACAAAAACGAGGATGAAACAACTAAACCTAAACTTAAACTTCGGAAAGGAGGTGAACACATCATGCCGAAGACATTAGTGGAGCTAAAAGAAAAGTATCCCGATCTGACCAAACAATTGGCGGATGAGGTTACGACAAACCTGCAGAATACTTTCGACAGGGAGAAAACTGCCATGCAGTCCCAAATCACCCAACTCTCTACAGAGAAGGAGGAGATGGGGGTAAGAGTACTTTCTCTTGAAAAGAACGATCTTTTGCGTTCCGAGAAGGAATTGGCTTTGACTGCCGATCGAATCTGGAATGAGAAACTGGCCGCCAGCAACATTGCTGAACATCTTTTTGACAAGGTAAGGAAGCACGTGGTTCATGCCAAGTTTGTAAAAGATGGAAATCTTGACTTTGCCAAGTTCGGTGAAGCAATTGATGCTGAAATTGCAGACTGGGAAAGCCGAGGAGCGACAAGTACCGTTCTGGGTGCTGGTTTTAGCACAACGGAGCGAGAAATTGAAACGATCAAGTTGTCCACGCAGGAAAAGAGTGATGACGACTTGGCTAACCATCTCTTGGAGATGGCGGGACAAAAACAAAATAAAGGAGGTGAATAGCCCATGCAGACATTAGCACGTGGAGGCGATGCTCCTCATATAATTGGGAGTGTCCAAAAAGATTATAAGCGGCTGTATTACTCGGAGCCTGGTGCCGCCTTAAAAGTGCCTGTCACTTTGCAATCTGGTTATGGATTGCTGGAAGCAGGAACGGCTCTCGCTAAGAATGTTTCGGCGGGATCGGCAGGTGGTAAAGATCAGTTGCTCCCTTACATTCCCACGCTTTTTGATGGGACGGAGTTTGCCCCCGGTAGGGTATATATTGTTGGGGGTGGAGTAGATGCGACCTATACGGTTAATGTGACTATCAATGATAGTTACAAGTTTAAGGTGGGTGATGATCTTTTCATCAATGATAACACCACCACCGTGCAGTTACTGGGAGCAATCACAGCCATTGACCGTACGACTTACCGTAATTATGCTGTCATTACGTTTACCACTGTAATTGGTGGGGTGGCTTTTACGACCGCTCTATTTGCCTATGTTGGCGTTGAGGCGGCGGCAGGTAATACCAATAACTATTCGGATTGTGTGGGCATCCTTGAAAAGACAGTTGACACCGGTACTGGTGAAAATGCTGCGGGTGCTGTTGCTACTTTAATTCTCGGCAATTGTGTGCTGTATAAGGGTCTTTTGACCAATTTCGATGCGGCCGCAATGGTTGACGTATCTGCCACAGATTTTGGGCAGTTTGTTTATATTAAATAGAAGGGAGGTGAGACTAATATGCCACATAAAATGTCAAGAGGATCAAGTGATATACCTGAATTAAGGCTTGAAGTTCTTCAGAAGTTTGTAACCAGATTCACAGCACCACCGAATTTGATTCTGATGAACATCTTTCCTTCCAGCACTTCCCCTTCAAGTACGATTCGCTGGGAAAGTCAACGTGGAGGCAGAGGACTCACACCCTTTGTTCCGCCTGGTGCGCCTGCTCATGTGACAGCACCTCACGGTGTTGCTCAACATTTGGCTGAGTCTGCTTACTGGAAAGAGAAAATGCCGTTCGATGAAGAATTCTTGAATAACCTTCGTAAAGAAGGAACTGAGGCCCAATATCTTTCTGCCCAGCAACGATTGGCAAGGGAACTTAGTTATTTGAGAAATCGTTCAAATCGCCGAATTGAATGGATGTTTGCTAAGATGCTGTTTACGGGCTCCTTTAACTACCAGGTTAAAGGGGGTTACTCGGCAACGGTTGATTACAAAATCCCCGATGATCATAATGTCACCCTGGGTTCCGCATACAATTGGGATGATGGAGCATCTAAGGATATTATCGGTGATATTCGGGACGGTAAACGAAAGATCAAAGAGGATTGTGGTGGTACCGTAACTCTCGCTATTTGTAACTCGAAGGTTTTGAGTTATTTAGGAGATGACACTACAATCCGCGCCCTCCTGCAGAAAAATCATTTTGGAACAGGTGATCTGTTTAGCGGTGCCAAAAACCGTTTGGCGATGATAAACCCGAAAGTAGTTGCCTCCATACTGGACATCGACAATCTTGTTGTGTATGATGAGATGTACGAGGTCAGAGCATGGTTGACTGCCGCTGTTACGGGGGCTTCCACTACGTGGATCTCTGTAGACGATACGGGTGATTTTGAAGCCAAAGGTAAGTTGCGTTTTTGGGATCAAAGTGCCGGTACTTACGAGGACAGAATTATCATCTCTGTAGATACCGTCGGTGGACGTATCCAAGTAGCTTATCCCCCCGCTGCCTCATATAAGGCCGCTGAAGATTATGTTACTATGGCGAAGTATTTCATACCAGATGACAAATTTGTTATGATTGCTCCTTCGGTTGAGGGCAACCCGATCGCCGAGTACAAACAGGCACCTTTTGGTTTAGGTCGTCATTTTGGTCAGTATACCGATAAGAAAGACAAATGGGACCCGGAAGTAACTTGGATTCGTGTGCAGGATAAGGGAATACCTGTCTTGTATCAACGTGATGCACTTTATATCCTGGATGTCAAAATAACAACTGAGGATTCAGCCACAACAACCACATCCTCAACTACAACAACCACTACGACCGGCGCTGGCTAAGCCATACAATGGGAAAGTGAACAGCCATTATGGAAATAATTAAAGTACAATTGAATACCACTTTAAAATGTGGTAGAAAAGTCTGGGAGGCGGGCGTATATATGGCGCCCGTCCCTCCAGACATATTAGCCGAAAGATATGCTGGGACACGAACAAGAGATGGTGTCCCAGTAGTGGAAGTACTTGCAATTGCTAAACCAAAGGTGGTTCCAAGAATGATTCCTTTTCGCTCATTGGAATCTCCTACAACAACATCAAATGTAACAACTTCTAATTTAAGAGAAGGGCCTATATTTGAAGTTGGAAAAAATGATTCTGCACCTCAGGAAGAGAGAAAGGAGCAGGCATCATCGAAACCGAAGTTAGTGTTAAGGAGATAGTCAATGACTCGCAATGAAATATTGATCAAGATAAAACAAGAGGTAAAAGGTTTGTCGTCTTATCTTGATGGTGTCGATTATGAAAATGCGGTTGATGACGCCAGTAGGGAAACAGGTTGGAGTTATCCTGTTACCGGGGATTTTAAAATATACTGGGCAAAACAAAGGGCAAAAAGACACCTTTATGAATATCTCCTGACCGAGAGTGCCCACAAGTTTAAATACGAACAAATCAATTTACAGCACCGCTTTGAGCATTACAGTAAATTGATTAAACGTATGGATGAAGACTTTGCGAGAATCCAAGATGCGAGACCAGACCAGTTTGCAGATGTTGATACTTTTCAATTATTTGGAACTAAAGTGGATGCAGGTTTTGCCTACGCAAATCAAACTGGACAGGACATCACTTATGTTGATGATCAACTGGTAGAATTTGGTCCTAAGGAAAATGATTAAAGGGTAATATGACTATTGGCCCAGACATAAAGGAAGCAATCGTTGAAATTGGTTCAGCGGCTACTATATTAAGATCCGCAGGAAATGTAACAGGGGAATATTTAAAGTATAAATTAAATTCACAGGTAACAAAGCCTTTTATACAAGAATTCTTTCTTGAGGTTGATATTCCTTATGATACTTCCATTGTAGTTGGTGACGTTGTATTGATTAATGTCATCTCCATTAGATATTTGGTGATGAATTTGACGGCAGTAATGTTTGAAAATGAGGTTATCAAATATGCTGCTGTATTTTATAAATGCAACGTGGTTGTGGATCTTAAAAGACCTGTCGAAGATAATTGGGATGATACTCAAACTTACCATCGTCAAACCACTTGGAATACCTACAGTGGTAATGTCAATGCTCTTATTACCACTCCTCTCTATGGGCACGATCTTGTAACCGATGAAGAATTAGGCATGCTCGGTCTGGAAAGACATGAGATGTACGTTGCTACCTCCGAAGGCGTTGAACAATTAGATAGAGTAAGGATCTCGGCACATGAATATTATCGTGTAGAGACTGTTAAAAAACGCCGATATGCTGCTGTAGATGTTTTGGAAATAGGGGAGGATACAAGAAGTGTCACAACCACGAGTACCACAACATCCAGTTCGACCAGTTCGAGTACAAGCACGGCATCGAGTTCAAGCACGACCACTACCACAGCATAAGCTGATTAGATATATATGTGGTTGTCAAGTAACCTCGAAAGTGTACACAATATATTGTTCTATCCATGGTAAGGGGATAGTAATTGAACCAAATAGTTTAGTGGATTCGAGACATTTAATATGATGATTCCAGTAATCAAATTTTATGATTTAGATTATAGAAGGTATCGATCAGCCTTAAAGAGAATTCTTCTTGTGTCTGGAACCAGAATGAATCGAACACAACAAAAAATGGCTATTGATTATAAACATTTGGTTACTGAAAATATAATGACCCAAAGATTTGCAGGAGGGTATGCTCCTTACAGTGAGAGATATGCAAAGTGGAAAAGAATATTTGCAGCCAATACTTTGTATCATGTTCTTAAAGGTGATGCTGTTAAGGCTCTTACAGTTTTAAAAGTCAGAGTGCATAAATGGCAAAGTATTTGGTTTAGTGGTATCCCTGCAGGAGTTACAGATACTGGAGGCAAATCATGGTTGTACCCATTAGGCAGTCCTAAGGGTAAACCCAAAAGTATTGCTATGTATATGCATGTTAGTGAGTATGGTGGTAATTATGGTCGTGGGGGAACACATCCAAAGAGACCAGTATTTGGACCATCTATGATTCAGTATTCAAGACAGGGACATCAGCAAAGAGGTAAAGAATATCTCAAAGATGTGGAAGGAGCATGGAAATGAGAGTTTTAGGAATAGAACCGAGAGATATTTATGTGGTGTTAGAAATGAGTCACGCTCAAATTGAGCTTGTCCTCGACTTTCTTGATAAAAGCACTATCGAGTATGACAGCAAGACACAACCGAAGCTTGCTGAAGCGGTTTCCTATGTTAAAAATGAATTCTTTTCAACTTTGAATCAAGTTTCTGAAGATTTGAAGCAGGGAGACAAATAATGGCATTAGATGCCACATCCAGACTTGCAAATTTCAGAGATAGTATCAAGAAGTTTTTTGTAGATAATTTGAAAACTACGAATGGGATACCTTTGACTTTTGATAAAGGATTATCCCAACCCGACATAAAGAATAGAAGTACAAAAAGATGGGTAGCAATTCACTGGGGACAAGTTAATTTTGATACTATGTCAGAAGGTCAAATAGATGTTATTTGTTGTACAAGACAAGATAATGAGGGGTTTAGTCTTGCTCAATTACACGATACAGTAATGGGGTATTTGACTGATTCTTCTGGAACAGATGGAGCAAGAAGAATTACTTTTTATCAAAGCAGTCGGGATGAAGCCTGGACAGACAAGGGTGGTATTATCATTCAGGATATTATTGCTTCAAGTCAGATGGAAGCCCCAGATGAAACTAAATTTATAGTATTGACTTGTATCTTGAGGTTTGCGAGTAAAATATGAAAAGAGGCAAATTACATTGGTGTGAAAAATGCAAAAGACCTTTATTGGAACGCTTGTCTAATGGTTTATGGAGATTCAAATTTGGGCGTAAAAATAAGAGGGATGCAGAAAACAAAGAGATTACAGATTGGGCTGTGGATATGTATATTCACGGTTCAGTAAGGATAAGGTGTTTTAGAAATGGATGTTTGCATTGGAACATCTTTAATTTTTTTCCACCCATTGAAGGCAGTAAATCATTATTAGAAAGGAGGTGAAATTATGTCAAGAACTGGACCTTTAACAAAGGATACTACCACTGTAGCGTTAGGGCTTGCTCAGGTTAGAATTGGGCTTGCTTCAACTTACATTGGGCAACGTAGGGCTATCTTACCTGCTTCCGCATCTGTTGGTGCATTGGCAGATACCAAGATAGTTGGCAATGTTGATTTCTTTAAACTGGAATCGGGATTCCCGTTGCAGGAAGATGCCATCTTTCCCTTAAGGGAGGCGATTTCTCTGGAATTGTCTTTTAAAGAGATTACGCCTGCTAACGTGGCATTGGCTCGTGGGCTAAATCCCTCTAATTACGCCAGTGTCCATTCAGGTGAGATTCCCTTAGGAACTATGGCTACTCCAACATTTTTGCGTTTGGAAGCTATTTACACATATCCTGATGGAGTAAACACCCTGAAGATTATCTTCCCCAGGATGCAGGTCGCTGCCAGTTTGGAAATGGATTTCCAAATGGAAGATGTTTTGGCCGTGCCTATTGTGTGTGAGTCCAAAAGAGCAGATGACGCTATTTCAGGTGGACATGTTATCTGGAATGGTGCTCCCTTAGGTATCATTACTTGGGACGATGCTACTGGGACGACCACAACGAGTTCAAGTACCACAACCACTACGACGGGTTAGTAGTGCCATTAATGCAACCTTTTAAAGGAGAACAAACTATGCCTAACGATGACGTTAGACTCAATCCGCAGATTACGGATGTGGATGTTGGTGTTCGTAGTCTGCGGAAAATTACAATTTATCCATTAGCCTTAGGCGATGAGATAAAGCTTACGGAAACTCTTTCCCAAGCCATTACCGACTATTTTGAAAAAACAAACACCATTGAAGGTATGAGCGATATTGCAATGGTGGGTTTTATTGT